GATGGGCCGCGAGTTCCTGACCTTCTGTCTGGAGCCGTGGCTTAAGGCCCTGGAAAGTGCCTTTCAAAGGGCGTTCTTCTACTCGGCCGAGGATCGGGGGCGCTACCTGGTCCGCTTCGACCGGGACGACATGACGCGGGCTGACTTCAGCACGCGGGCAACCGTGGTGAACACCCTTCTATCGTCGAAGGTGATCAACCCGAATGAGGGCCGCGCCTGGTTTGGCTACGGGCCTCGGCCGGGCGGCGAAGTCTACGAAAATCCGAACATCAACCCGGAAGCGGGCGGGCAGAAACCGGCCGAAGAGCCGGACGAAGAGGCAGGGGGCGAAGGTGCTGACAATCAGCCAGATTGAGGCAAACGCGGAAGATCAGAACCGGGGGCGCTGGTGCGACCTGGTGGACCCGTTCAAGGGTGAGCGGATCGGCATTCGGCTTTTGATTGCCGGGCCGGATAGCGCCACCCAAGCGGCGGCGCAGCTCACGCTTGCCGACGAGCTGGCGGCCGAGCTGGACGAGGCGGGCCGGGTTTCGGCGGCGGCACGGGAAGCCGCGCGGGTGCGGTGCCTGGCGCGGTGCATCCTGGGATGGGAAGCCGAGGAAGACGGCAAGCCGGTGCCCTTCAGCTTTGCCAATGTGCTTCGCCTTCTGAAGGCGTCGAAGTGGGTGCAGGCACAAGCGGACGCCTTTGCAGGTGATCGGCGGCGCTTTGCCCCGGATCGGGGGGAAGAATGAAGCGCCTCGAGCTGAAGGCGGCTTGGACCGCAACGGAAGAGGGCGAGTTGATCGGGCTTGCTTCTGTCTTCGGCACCCGTGACCGGGGCGGGGACGTGGTGAAGCGCGGAGCCTTCAAGGGCGCCCGGCCGCCTATCCCGATGCTGGCAAGCCACGATCAAACGGACGTGGTGGGGGTTTGGGATGCCCTCGAGGAAACGGCCGAGGGCCTGAAGGTGAAGGGCCGTCTTCTGGTCAAGGAAGTGGCCCGCGCCCGTGAGGTGCTGGCCCTGATCAAGGAAGGGGCCATGACGGGCCTTTCCATCGGCTACGTGACCCGGAAGGCGGCCCGGACCCAACAGGGCCGCGACCTGGTGGACGTGGAGCTTTTGGAAGTTTCCGTTGTCGCGGTGCCCATGCACCCCGGCGCGCGGATCACGGATGCAAAATCGCAGAAAGGAAACGACATGGACCCCGAAGAGCTGGAAAGCAAACTGAAGGAAATCGAAACGAAGTCCCGCAACGCGGCGGCGGAGCTGATTGCGGCGGCCGTGGCCGAGGCGACGAAGCCCTTGACCGACCGCCTGGCCGCTATCGAGGCGAAGAGCAACCGGGCGAAGACCGGCGGCGCTGGCGAAGAGCCGAGCGAAGAGCGGAAGAATTTCCGCGCCTACCTTCAGCGCGGCAACCTGGCCGAGGAATGCAAGGCCCTCACCCTGTCGAATGATCCGAGCGGCGGCTATCTGGCCCCGCCGGAAATCTCGGGCGAAATCCTGCGCGACATCGTGGAGCTTTCCCCGATCCGGTCCCTGGCATCGGTGCGCGGCACCAATGCGCCTTCGGTGATCTACGGCACCCGCAAGCCCATGGGCAATGCGACCTGGGACGACGAGCTGGACGAAGAGGCCGAAACCGGCACGACCGACATTTTCGGGACGCTGGAAGTCCCGATCAAGGGCATGTCCACCTATATCGACGTGTCCAATATGCTCTTGCAGGATGCGGCCGAGGTCGAAACCGAAGTGCGCGTGGGCCTGGCCGAAGACTTCGAAAAGAAGGAAACGGTTGCCTTCTGCAATGGCGACGGCATCAACAAGCCGCAAGGTTTCATGGCCGCGCCTGGCATTGCCGAATTCAACAACGGACATGCCACCGAGCTTTCGGCCGATGCCCTGGTGAAGATGCTCTATTCCATCACCCCGACCTACCGCAACGCGGGGGCCTGGGCGATGAACGGCACCACGCTTGGGCTTATCCACACCCTGAAGGACGGCAACGGGAATTACCTGTGGCAACCGTCCTACCAAGCGGGCCAGCCGCAAACGATCCTCGGCCGCCCGGTGGTGGAAATCATCGACATGCCGAACGTTGCGGCCGGTGCCTTCCCGATCGTCTATGCCGACTTCAGCGGCTATCGGATCGTGGACCGCCTGGCAATGTCGATGCTGGTGGACCCCTATTCGCAGGCAACCCGCAAGATGACCCGCTACCACGCGGGGCGGCGCGTCGGCGGCCGGGTGATCATGCCCGCCAAGTTCAAGAAACTGAAGATGGCCGTCTAAGGCCCTTCGCAACCTTCGGCGGGGCCGGAAGGCCCTGCCCCTCACCACGAAAGGACAAGGCGCGATGCGCGATCTTTACCACAATCTGAAGGTGGCCGAGGCCCTGGCCCCGGCTGTCCATGCGGCCTCGGCCGATGGCGAAACGGTGGACGTGACGGAAGCAAGCGGGGTGATCTTCGCCCTGGTGACGGGTGCCATTGCCGGGGCGGGTGACTTCACGGCGAAGCTTCAGGAAAGCGCAGACGGCACGACCTGGGGCGACGTGGCGGACAAGTGGGTGCAAGGCGACTTGCCCGCGACCCTCGAGGCGTCGGCAAGCTACCGCCTGGGCTATATCGGGAAGATGCCCTATGCGCGCCTGTCCCTGGTCAAGACGGGCGGCACGTCCATTGCGGCGGCGGCCTCGGCTATCCTGCGGCCCCTCACCCGGCCCGTGGCCTGATGCCCCGCAAGCCGCCCCGCCTGTGTCGCTGCGGCCTGGTGATCCCGGCCGGTGAGCGGTGCGAGTGCGAGGCGGCGGCGGATCGGGACCGGAAGGCCCGCTTCGACCGCAAGCGCCCTTCCTCTTCGGCCCGTGGATATACAAGCGCATGGGAGAAGGCCCGCGCGGCCTTCCTCGAGAAGCACAAGCGTTGCCTGCGGTGCGGTGATCCCGCTTCCGTGGTGGACCACAAGACCCCGCACAAGGGCGATAAGGCCCTCTTCTGGGATCGGGACAACTGGCAAGCCTTGTGCGCCCCCTGTCACAACAGCGCGAAGCAGAAAGCCGAGCGCGCAAGCCTGAAGAGGTAGGACTATGGCGATTTACAGCATGAAGGGCGCGAAGCTCTACATCGGCGCTGCGGTGGCGATGCAAAGCGGCCCGATGGACGAAGCCGACTTCACCACGCCTTTGACCGGCAAGCTCGAGGTCAAGGAACCTGAAGCCCTGGGCATGGCAAGCGAAGAGTTTGCCGAAACCGCCTTTGAGAACGTGACCGATGGAACGGTGCGCGTCCTGAAGGGTGCGCGAAAGGGCGGGCTTATCGAGTTCACCCACGGCGCAGACTATGCCGATCCTGGCCAACTTGCGGTGCGGGCCGCCTTTGAGGCGGAAACCGACTTCGCCTTTGAGGTCGAATGGGCAGACAAGCCCGCCTCGGGTGCTTCCCCGAAGAACAGCCGCCGCCTTTTCATCGGCAAGGTTATGAAGCTGTCGGACGGTGGCGAAGGTGTCGCGGTGGGCAAGCTCACCTTTGGCGTCCAGCTCAACAGCAACGTGGTGGCCGTCAACGCCTCGGCAACCTGATGGCAGGCCGGGGGGTGGTCCCAAACTTTGGGGCCGCCCTCGGGGACCGGCGCGGGGTGGTCCGCGCGAGATTTGCGGGAAATAGGGTTTTTTGGTCATGGCCGTGGCAACTGTAGACGAGCTGAAGGAAGAGCTTTCCTTTACCGGCGACCTGGGCGCGGCCGATGATGCCATGCTTGCCCGGCACCTGGTGGCGGCCGAGGCGGTGATTGAGCGGCAACTAGGCTACCGCTTCGAAGTGGAATTCAACGCGGAAGACCCGGTGCCGACCGCCCTTAAGCAGGCCGTCTTGTGGCTTGCGGTGGACTATTACGAAGGGCGCGGCCGCCCCGATGGGGCCGAGGCCCTGCCCCCGCACGTGGCTGACCTGGTGCAGCTCTACCGTGAATGGAGCTTCTGACATGTCGGACGGCGGGCTTTCTTCCTTCCAAAGGCGGATGCGGGCTATCCCTGAAGCCGTCCGGCGGGCCGTGGGGCCTTCCCTGGTGGCGGCGGCCGAGGACGTGGCGGACGTGCAGCGGAGCCTTGCGCCCGTCGAAGACGGCGATCTTCGCGCCTCTATCGTGGTGACGGGACCGGGGCAGGCAACTCCGCCCTACTCGCAACCCGGCGGGGCAAAGCTGGTGCCCGAAAATGCGGCCGCCGTGACGGCCGGGAATTCGGAAGTCCGATACCCGCACCTTCAGGAATTCGGGACCACGTTCCACCCCGCGCAACCG